CTGTCAAAAGTATCTTTTTCCTGAAATCCCAAAGTTCAAAAGTGAGTTGCTTTCTCATGTCTTCGCGACCATGACCGTAGCCCTTTTTGTAACCCGTTAGCCAAGTCCGTTCTGTGAACTCTTTCCAGTCTGTTTCCTGCTGCATGATTCCCCTGTCTGTCAGATAGAATTATGATCCGGGGGCATAGCTATCTGTGGGCTATGTCCCCTTCGCTTTTACTTTGTATCTACTGCCTTTGCCATCTCTGTAATCTGCTCTAGGAATCGCTTAGGCATTCCATGAAGCTTGGCATCGCTGTATAGCTCTCTAAGCCCCTCAACGTCACTACTTAGGGCTAGGACACTTGCACGACCCTCAAACCCCTTTAGAGACACTGCCAGAGCCTCCTGTGATGCTGCCTGCATTTCCTCCGCGCTAGGTCTAACGCTGTGACCGTCTTTCTTGCTAGAAAACCCGAGCGTTGATAAAGCCCTGCCGATTGCGCTAGTGCTGCAATTCTCGATAAAGCTAGTTTTGTTTATTGGGCTTGAGTTTCTCGTCTCCTGGGCAAAGTCAATAGCTGCTGCTCTCATGTCTTCCCGGTCAGTGTAGACACTTGCCATTATGACAATCTCGGTTTCGTTGATTAGCTTTATCTCTGTGTGTATTCTGCCGTTTGGGTGCTTCTCCCAGAACTTAGCTATGCGGTCTGCTACTGGCTCGTAGTTGTCCATGAATCCCATTTTTAACCTCCTGTGATTTTGAGATAAGGCGCGCCGCCAGATCTGCTTTGTAACATTACAACGTTCTCGCCATCTACATAACCGTACTTAGCGCCCTTCATGCTGCTTTGAATGACCGACTTTCTAAGTGTTGCCTGCTGCTTCCAGAACTTTTCTTGATCTAGTGCCGATTGCAGAAGTCGGTATTCCTCGCCGTCTATCTCGGTTTCGGTGTCTTCTATGTCCGGGTGCAGAATCCTAATTGCGCTGTAAGTAGAATCGCTGCCGTCGAGGTCTGGCTGCTCTCCTGTCCTCACAAGCTCTAGGAAGCTCTCTGCCGCCCTCATAAGTGCCTCCGCCTCTATCGGGTCATACTCCACTGTAAACTCCCTATACTCGCCTCCTGCGACTGCACAGAGTACACCGGGGCTATGCAAGCCTGTCACGATCATGTACCAAAGAACTTGCAGCCTGTAATGCTCCGGCAAGATAGGCATAGCGTTTCTAGAGAATTTGATCTCGAGAATGTATAACCTGCCATCTTCGTCTTCAATAACGCCATCGGGGTTAGCGTGGAATGATGGGTTCTTCTGTGACTCGTAGGTGTAATCTCCGGTATGAACTATAAGATGTGGGTGCATGTCCCCGAATAGTCGAGCTATAGCAGGCTCGAAGTAGTTACCTAGCTTCATAGCCATTGTGCCTTCTGTAGGCAATAGCAAGCCAGACTTCTGCGCCCATAAGTACACCGCGCTAGTCCAGGGCGATTTATTCATTATCGGAGCTATGTCGCTGCCGCCGATTGAGTGTGATCTCTGAGCATGCCACTCAGGAGATCCTGCCGGGTGTGTGCCGATTAGAGTGCCGCCTAGTTTGGCAATTGTCTTATTCACTGTGATCATGTTTTGGAGCATAGCAAAGCAGCGCGACATAATTGCAGTTATTGTTTATGCATGAACTCAGAACAAGCCCTCACCGCGTTAGCAGAAGGAATTAGAAAGACTGGGGCAACTGCCTGCCAAACTTCTGACCCTGATGCTTGGTTTCCAGAAGGAGGCGTTCCAAATACTAGCCTCAGGTCTGCGATTAGTCTTTGTAAGATCTGCCCGGTTAGGTCGCTGTGTCTAGAGTTTGCTTTAGTAAATGATGAGAAGCATGGTATCTGGGGAGGAGTAAACACTAGGCAACGCGCTAGATTGCGAAACGCTCGAGGCTAGTGTAAAAAGTAGTCTAGGAATGGTGTAAAAAGTTAGACACCTGGAATGTGTGGTGGCTCTATTCCTTCTGTGACGTCTTCGTATTCTTCAGGGTTGTTTACCTCGGTGTTCTTTACTGCCATCACTGAAGCAAAGAATGCTAGGGCTGCTGCGACGCTGCTAAGTATCTGCTGCGATTGCTCTCCGGTAACTATTCCGGCGATTACTAGAAGCGGCACTAATCCGGCTACTGCCGCGTAGATTGCTTTTCTGATCTGTGGGTTGAATCTCATTTTGCGTACCTTTCCAATAGGGCTAGTGGGTCGAATGTCTGACCGTAGAAGATGTGCTTAGGCGTGTCTCCGTATGTTAAGTGAAGATGGCTGCCGCGTGATGCGCTCCCAGTGTTTCCAACTGCCGCGAACCACTTATTGCCTTCCCAGATTTTAGTACCGACCTTATGCTTGCTCTTTACTTTCAAGTGAGCGAAGCCTAGATACATAGGCATGTCTTTACCCTCATGCCAGAAGCGCAAAACTAGGCAATTTCCTAGAACATCGCTCCAAGTGTTTACTACTATTGTGCCTGTTTCCGGTGCTGTGATCCAAGCGCCCGTAGCAGCGCCAAAGTCTAGTCCCCTATGTGGGGTATTCCTGTTAGCTGTAGCGCCGTAGAGTGCTGTAATGCTTGCTTTAGGAAGTGGGTATCTCATAGAGCAACCTGAGAAACAACCGTCACAGCTAGAGCAGTTAGAGCAGCAGAAGCGAAAGCAGTAACCCAGGCTGTTTGCCAGCGAGCTTTTTCTAGCTCTCTGATTCTATCCTCATGATCTTGCAGCATCTTGAACCCGGCTTTTACGTCTGCCATGTCACCTACTAGCTTTAGTAGTAGCTGCTGTTGCGTGTTGCTTCTCGGTATCTGCTCTGACATTAGCCGAGTAATGCTTTCAGGTCTTCAGCGGTTAGCCCTAGAGCTAGGAGCTTGTCTTCTGCTGCTAAGCGCAATTCTGCTTTAGAGTTGGCTTCTTCTTCTGCTTGATTTTGCCGAGATTTTAAATCGCTTAGCTCTTTATTGGTAAATTTAGTAAAAGTAATTTCGCCTGTCTTGGTATCTAGTATTGCTTCTTTATATATTGTCAAGGTTAGCCTCCATATATTTCGTATGTGCCTGCTGTAAAAGTTCTCGCGCTTTCATTCCATAAGCTAAAAGAGCTAAGTACTGAGCCGCCCTTGCTTTGAAAGCTTTGAAAAGCCATTTGCTCGTTTTGGGATCCGGAATATTTAGAACCTCCCACGCCTGTAAAGAGGCTACTTCCAGTATGTGATGCCCCTCTAACCGTCATCGCAAAATCTCCAATAAAGGGGCTAGCTCCAAACCTGCCAATTTCTGGATAGGTTGAAGAAGATTTCGCGGTTGCATCTGAAGTGCGATTATTGGCAGAAGTAAGCGAAACTGCTTTAGCTGATGTTGTGCCATTTAAGTAAGCATAAAGATTAGCATCACCGCTAATCTGAACCCCTAAGAAATAAAAATAGTAAACATCACTTCCTGATAAACCTGTGAAAGTTGCAGTTGTTGCCCCTGTAGGGATTGAGCCACTTGCTAATAGTGTTAATTCAGGGTCACCGCCGCCGCCGCCGCCTGCATCTGCCCAGGCAACCGCTCCGGCAACAACACTTAGAACTTGATCGTTTGCGCCTACACCTAAGCGAGTGACAGAACTAGCGCCGTCTGCGACTATTAGGTCTTGTGAAGTTGTTACTGTGTCCGAAGTTATGAACTGAGCAGTATCTACGTTTAGGGTTACATCGCCTGTAGTGCCGCCGCCTGTTAGCCCTGTGCCTGCTGTAACCGCTGTAATGTCACCGGGGTTTGAAATGCTAACAAAAGCCGAACCGTTCCAGCTTTCATAGGCGCTAGTGTCTACTAGGTAAGTAAGCATTCCCTGAACCGGGCTAGGGATTGCAGTAGTTCTGGCTGCTGCATCTGCGAAAACTATAACGCTCTGATTCATTAGGAAGTTGTTTAGATCGCTTGCAGGAAGTGGGAATCCGTTAGCGAATGTCTTGTATGCCATTTATGCCTCTTTCCATAGCTCTAGTCTAGTGAACCAATTGTTTACGTCTATTGTGTGAATCACCTTAGCAACCGAATAGTAGCTGTCTATGTTCAGCTCCGAGGTAACGTATTTTACGCCCAGAACTTCTCCGGGCATAATTTCCGCCGCGTGTGTCAAGTTGTTGTTCCTGTCTATTGCCGGAGTTGTAACACTTTTTACTAATCGAGTGGGGTACTGAGTAAAAACCCTATCTGCCCATACGTTTAGTTGGTCTATGTCTGTTGTGTCTATCTGCACGTCTATCGCTGCTACGCCGTATAGGTCTATTGAATCCTGATCCTGCCTAATAACATAGGTTGCATCATCTGTCTTTAGCGCGACCCTGAGCGAGTTATAAACATCATCGTATTCACCCTGGACTATAAGGTCGCTCATACATAGGTGAAGATCGTCTTCGTGTGAGTTGCCGATAGTGTAAGTGCCATCTGGGATAGCGGCTATCACCGGGCGCGGAATGAAAACAAACTCCTGAGTAGCAGGGTCTATCCAAAAGAACCCTAGTCCTACCTGTATAGCGTCCGACAAAAAGATGTTAGGGATTACGTCAGTCGATAACACGCTTGGTATTCTGCCTGTTGTTTCGCTGCTGAGCGCGTACATGCTAGTACCGAAGCCCTCGGCAACCTTCTCAATTACCTCATAAGGCGAGGCATAGCCTTCTGGAAAATCTGTAGTGGTATCAAATTCAGCTAGTCGAGTAGTGACTACCTTATTAAAGCTATCTAACGCTGAGATGCTGATTAGGTTTAGCCCGTCAACTTTGTAAGAAACATCTACTGTGTTGATAAAGCCCGAGAAGATAACCTCATCCAAATCTGCCCTGTTTAGTCTTACCCTTACCGGAGTTCCGGGTCTTATAGTCCTGTTGTTTGTCGGGTCGTAGGTGTAGCTCTGTAAGGCAATTGCAGCAGTAGAAGGCTGCGCTTGGAAGTAGGTCATGTTTTCTACTGTGCCGCCTAGCTCGGTCTTCACGTTTGCAACATCACAATTCAAGTTCTGCCAGTCGAAAGCATAAGCGCCTTCTGCTAGTACATCTGCGCCGCCAATGTCAGAAACACCGATAATAAACCACCCTGCTCCTGCTAAGACGTTAGTGCCGCCTAAGTCAGAAACTCCTATGATAAATAGGTTTGCAGCGTTATCGGGTATGTAGAACTCGACCTTTAGGTCTTCTGCTATGTCAAAATCGGCTAGGAGTGTCATCTTATGATTACGTCGCTACCCTGGTCTCTTAGCGCCCTGTTCATTTCGTGAAGTAGCTGCTTGCCATCTGTAGCCGCTGTGTTTATCTGAATGCTTATTGCGTTGCCGAACTGATCAAATCGACCCCTGCCGCCCTGAGAGATGCTTCCCTGCCTAGCGGACTCTCCGCCTCCTGCTTGCATGTCGGGGGCAAACTTAATTTGGTCTGCTGCTTGAGTTGCCTTATTGCGAGCGCCAAGAAGCTGTTGTATTCCTGCAAGCTTCTGCCCGGAGTTGCTGTTGTATCGAGAATCTGGCCCACCGAGTAGTAGGTCTAGTCCCTCGAAGGTTTCTTGAGCAAACACGCTTAGGAAAGTTAGCGCCTTGATTGCCTGGACTACTCCATCACCTAGCCAGTTGAAGATCTGATCTGAAGTTACTTTGCCTGAAGCTATGCCGAAAGTCTGAGCGAATACATCTATTGCATCGCCAATGTACCTCATTTGTAGTTGTGCTTCGCCTGCCGGGTCTATGATTGCTGCCCAAAAGTCTTGCACCGCCGGGATAACTGTTTCGAGAATAAACCCTTGAAAGTCCTGCATTATAGGCATAAACTTTTCGCCTATTTCTGCGCGTGTGTTTTCTATTTCTGCCTTTAGTATGCGCTGCTGATTAGCTAGCCCGTCTGAGGTGTTTGCAAAGTCTCCGGTAACTCCTGAAGTTTCTTGCATTAGCAAGCTATAACGCGCTGTGACCTTCTCTGCCTCGGTCATTTCAGTTGTGCCGTCTGTGATTCCCTTTTCTAAGGCGTGAGCTTCTACCGCTGCCGCGCTTAGGTCTATGCCGTACATTCTTAGCGGCTCGGATTGACCTGCTAGTCCAGATTGGAATTTAGCTAGTGCATCTCCTACATCAAGATTGAATACTGAGGCGAAATCTGCTCCGCGCTGTGAGATCTCATCAACAACCTCGACAATGTTTCCGCCTTCTCCGGCGATAGTCTCGGCGAAACTAGAAAACTGAGTAGCGATTCCAAACAACTCTGTTTTAGAAAGTCCTAGCCCTCGAGCTGCATTCTCACCTAGCTCTAGAATGCCTGCTGCTGCATCTCCAAAAGATACATCTACCGCGTTAGTCGCTTCTGAGAGATCGCTAGCTGCGTCTATGGCTTTCTTGATTTGTGTTACTGCAATTACACCTAGTGCTATGCCAATGGCGGCTGTTGTTTTACCTATGTTTGCGCCTATTTTGCCAAACTTTTTGCCTAGATCGCTAAAGCTATTACTCGCGCCTTGAGTAGCTTTGGCAAGATTTTTATACTCTCCCAGTATCTCTACATTTAGCACTAAGCTCATTTGCTTCTTCTCCTATGTACCTCAGTTGCAAAGGCTGAGTATTCTGTCCCTGTAAGCTTTCTATACTCACTAGGGCTAACACCTGTAGCTATGACGAATTCTGCCATTTTCTTAGCATGATCTTCAGCTACTTTTTTCCTTTTGGGTCTGTCGCTCCGAGCATTCCTAAGGCTTCCTTTTGAGTAACTGCCTCAGTATCCTCGAACTTGTAATTAGGGTTATCTTGCTTCATCGCTACATAATAAAGAACTCTGAGCGCCCTGCCCTTAGGCTGACCGTCTGCAAAGATTTCATCTATGCTGCGACCTACTAGCAGCTCTATTTCTTCGACTTGCCCTAGTGTCATTTCATCGAAATTCATCATCTGTGCTTCCTTAGAGTTTCGTTTTAGCGGTTTCTGTTTTGATTAGCTTCTCCATTTGACTGAAGTAGTTTTCGTAGATTTCTGTTCTAGTGTAGCCGAGCGCCCTAACAAAGAATGGCTGAGGTCTTATGTGTCTTTTGAACCAGCCCCAGTGAATAGGATTAGCATAAGGAACGCCTGAGCTAGAACTTCTGTTGTTACCTGCCTTGACCGTAATCTTGCCGCGAGCTGTAGCTCCCACCCTGATGCTGTTACGCAAAGCGCCTGTTCTAACCGGGACGAGTCCGCGCGCCTCATTAGCTACCAGTTCACCGGACTCTTTTCCAGCGTCTTTGATAGCGTCTTTAGGCACTCCAATAGCATCTAAGGCTTTGTTGATCTCCCTTAGATTTTTGACTTTTACGCCCGGTTGAACAGCCATTATTAAGCGGTTACTACCGATACCCCAAAGTACTGATCTGCGCTTGCGTCGTTAGGAGTAGTAACAACCCTAAGGGTCACTGAGAAGGTTGAAGTTTCGTTAGAGTTCAGGCTTAGCGGAGGAATTTCGTTGAACTTGACCACGCCTGAATAGTGAGGCTGTTCGGTTGAAGCCGCGGCGTTTCCGTTAGGAGCAATTACAAAAGTAGCGGTTGTACCAAAGTTAGCCCAAAGAACGCGATACAAAGAATCCGCGTCTCCTGAGGTAATACCTTCAAGGGCTAATGCCCACTCTCCGCCTACACGCTGTTCGCAGAAGGTCTGGACATCTCCTGGAGCATCTCCCAGGGTTAGCTCTACCATAGTGGCAGCGCAGGCATACTCAACATCTGCAATAAGAAACTTAATGTTCTCTGCGATGATTCTTGTGTTAGTCATTTCATGACCTTTCTAAATAGTGATTTCTAGCTCAAGTGAGATGTTTGCCGATAGGTACTCGGCGTTGTTAGTTTGTAAGTTGTACGGTTCGTTTACTCGAATCACTCGAGCGTATCTAGGCATAGCACTCAGCACGTTATGGATTGCCTGATCTAGATTTTCAGTTGCCTTTTTGTTAGTGGCAGTTGTAGCTATTACTACTAGCTCTAGATTTAGGTCGTACTGAGTTCCTAGAGTGCTAGGTGTGAGGTAAGGGCTAGCAGAACTCATAATCACTATCGGAGGCGTTATGCGCTCCGGTACATAATCAAGAACCCTAATTCCTGCCTGTTCTAGGTCTAGCTTTAGTTCTGCCTTAGAGATAGTGATTTCGTTGCTCATACTGCATAACCAACATAAGGCAATAGCAACGGGTAGACCGCTCCCATAGGGTCTTTAGCGACCCTGACGGGTGTTCCATCTAAGCTAGCGAATTGCGCCACTCCATTAGGCGCTGAACGCCTGTGAAATAGCTCTGAGGAACAGATAAGCGTTGCCTGTCTGTGTATCTGATCTGGAACAGCAGTAATAACGCCGACATAGTTGCCAACCTGAGCAGTGCCAGAATCTAGACAGGATTGTATAAAACTACCTGTTTCGTCTGTACCTACATAGGCTTGCAGTTCTGCCAGCGTTACTACTGTTGTCATTCAGATTTCCTTAGGCTACGATGTCTAGTTCTACAATTGCCCCGGCGAACGGTGTAGTAATCGCCATGTAGCCGTAAACGCTGACCGAATCGGTAAGAGTTGTAATGTCACCATCGGTTAGACGTACTGGAGCGCCAGCAGACTCAAAGGACTGAATAGCGCGGCTGTTAGCCATGTAGACCTTGTTAGCGGTCATAGCAGGGTCTACGATTACTGGCATTCCTAGAAGGTTGCCGGATAGTCCAGGAAGGTTAGCAGTTCCAACGTTGTTGATTCCCTGACCGTCTTGCAGAACTACTGGCCTGCCGTCAGAACCTACGATAGTCATTAGGAACTTGTAGCCCTCAGTAGAAGTAACAATAGCTTCAGGTCGAAGACCAGTTCCCTCGAAGATCTCAGAAGCGCCATCAGTGATACCACCGATTAGTGCCGCTAGAGTTCCTGCCGAGATGTCAAAGATTTTCCCGGTCATATCTAGGGCTTCAACGTGTGCAACGAACGCCGCGTTAGAAGCGTTTGCATAAGCAATAGTAAGCGCCTGGAATACGGTGTTTAGGTAATCAACGGTTGATCGCTCGATTGTCTGCTTAGAAAAGCTTGTGTAACCGCCGTAAGTCTTAACTGGCGCAGAAGTGTTAGCGATTGTCAAGTTACCAAAAGAAAGTGCCTCATTCTCTGGATCTTGCTCTCCGACTACCAAAGTGTTAGAAGTTACTGAAGCGTACTCAACTGCAAGCCCAGTTCCCGGAAGTGCTGCTCTTGAGAAGGCAGATAGCGCCGGGCGATTGTTGTCGATTAGGTTGTTAATCTGACCAACAAAAGCGGCAGTTGTTACGGTGTTTGCGCTAGTGGAAGCTGCGCGAGCAAGCTCAATAGCTCCGGCGTCACCGATTAGGAGTTTCTTAGCGAACTCTCCCTGTGAGCGGATTTCTGAGCCTGCAACTTTAGGGGTTGATGCTGTAAGTCCTGCTTCGACTACCCGGCGCAACTCAGCCATTTCGTCTTGCACAGAACGAACGTCTAGTTCAATGTTTTCTGACATAGATTTTCTTTCTTCTGTTTGGGTTTCGATAGCCTCAGAATCTTTCTGATCTTCTCTAACCTCGGTTATGTTTG